GTCTAAGGCGCTTTTTACTAAATTATTTGTAGGGTATTTAGTAGTAGATGTATCTAGCGTTGTGTTTTCTTTATTTGAAACATCCTCTTTATCGCTAAAAGTACCGTTTTGCGTTGCCAAAGTACCTAATCCTAAATTAGTCCTTGCTGTACTTGCACTTGCCAAATCCCCTAAATTACTAGCTATCTTCAAAGCTAAAGGGTCTGTTTCTGTTCCACCGCCACCAAACTCCTCATAGGTCGCACCATCCCATTTATAGTAAAAATCAGTTGCTATATCATAGTACAATTTCCCAACTACTCCTGTTAATGGAAAAGCCGATGCTGTGGCGTATTTTAGAACGTCCGTTAAATCGGATTTTAATCTCACTTTCTTTGAAGTACCCTCACCGCTTTCTGTCAAGTCTGATACATCGACCACATAAAATAAATCATCATCCGATAATGATTCTAATATTGGTAAATCTGTTAATTTTTTATTAGCCATTGTGATAGTTTAAGTTGTAATTATTTTGTGTCATAAAGAAATCATTATTTTGAAACAATAAGAAAAATTCTTCTTCTGTCAACCCTAAATCAGTAGGATTCTCTATAAAATACGCTTCGTATTTTTCCAGACCTGTTAAGGTAAACGAATATCCATTTAATTCATTTTTTGTACCTCCTGTTTTAAAATCAATAGTACCACATTCCATTCCGTTATAAAGTCCAAACAATCGATATAAACCATTGTTGTCTAAAACTAAACATCGCCAGTCGTTTTTTATCATTTGCTCAAACTCCCTACTGCTTTTTGCTTTAAAAGACATCGTAATAGATTGCTCAAAAAATTTACCGCCTTCATTTTGTTGTTGCGATTCACTCGCTGTCGGTGGCGTAACACTTTCAAATTTAAAAATAAAAGATTCTGGGAAAGTAGTTAAATAGTTTCCTGTTGTAATAATTTGTGAACGGTTGTACTTTTGCCATTTTAATAACCAAACGCTTTTTACCCCTCCTGAATTATCCTTACACTTTCTATTATATCCGCTTACAATTTCCATCCTGCTTTTAAGTTTATATCTTTCAAAGCATTAACTTCCTCTTGAGAGGTTTTATATTCTGATAATGGATTCTTACATATCCATTTATTGAAACGTTGTACATACATTTGCGCTAAAGACTTATATTTTTCAGCTAAATAAACCACTTCTGACTTATCAACTAGCTCTACATTTTCGCCTGACTTTTTATAAATACCTGCGTTATCTACCATATAAGAAGCTATTTCAACATATTGAGCCAAAGCCTCATTTTTAGTAATTGGCTTAATAAATTCAGTATATAATTCAAGATATAAACCAGCTAAATCATCATTCTCTTTATCGGTTTTTATTTTATCGTACAATTCAGACCCTAACAACGGCTCAATAGTAGTTAATTGTACTTGTAAAATGCAAAACAAATATTTATCCGTGTCAGTATTTCCGCTTAATATAGTGGAACTGGTCATTTCTTGCGGTGTAATAAATAGTAATTCAGCCATAATTGGTTAATTTAACGCCCCTCTATTTGGCATATTTATAGGTTCTACTCCTGCTAATCCTTTTGCTGGTTGTTGTTTTGCTTTGTCGATTGCAACGGGAGACTTAACATCCACTTTTACGGATTCGTTTTTACGTTTGTAAGTCAATTTCTCCCAATAATGATGGCAATTTACACCACCTTTATATTTAAAAATATCGTAATTTGTCGCACCCTCTGCACCAAAACCAGCATTAACAGCGTTTTTACTCATTAAATCTATATCTTCAATTCGATATATCTTTTTAGCTGTTAACATTTTCTTGCAAAACTCCCTTTCTCCAATACCTCTACCTGCATATCTGTATCTCGTTATGGTGTCAAATAAATCATATCTTGATTTATTTAATGGGTTCGCTGTTCCTGTACTTGCTAAACCTATACTTTGCTCTTCTTCGTAATCAACGGGCTTTACTTCAATAAGTTCATAGTTTTCTAAATCCTCATCTTCGCCATAATCCTCTAGTTCAATCTTTTTTTTTTCGTCACTACTTAACTGAACTGATTTTTCGGATAAAGGAATAAAGTATAAATCTAAACCGATATTATAAGCTGTCAATATTTCTTCAATAGCTTCTGTTATATAAGATTGTTTTGGAGCGATTACCCGTTTCATCAACTGACCCTCAGCCTCGTCAAGTTCATTAGCATTGTTGCCTAAACCGCCCTCAGACATAATTCCAAATAGCTTAGGACTTACTACTTTATGCCCTGTCATTATTTGCTGTCTACTTTCGCCTGTTAAATATTCCCATTGCTTATGCTGTGCATCGTTTACAGGAAAAGGAACAATAGTAACCTCTACATCTGCCCCGTTAAAAGATAAAACAAAACTCATTGCGTTTGGAGAACCTGTTAGTTTTGCTTTAATTTTCTTTTCAAACTCGTCCTTTTCCTCTGGAGTCCAACTATTACCATTTGGCACATTTATAATGTATCCAGCACTTAATCCTTTCTTAATTGAGTTAATATAGAAATTTGCTAATTCCTCCTCCATCTCTGCGTAAGGCAAAGCTGAAATATAATCAGGATCAGAAAAATAATTTTTACCCGCCTTGTATGGTTTAATACAATAGATTTCTACATTTTTATTTGAAGTACCAAAAGCAGGAAACTCCTCCGCTGGGTTTTTACTTAATTTGCTCCAATCCCTAGAATACCAATAAGAAGTAATTTCGCCATCCTCATTTTCTAAACTCGGTACAACTAATTGTTTTGGCAAATGATAAATCGCCCCTAAATCCTTCCCGTTTTTAGCTTTTACAACTTGCATTGAAGCCTCGCCAAATAACTCAAAATCTGCAATAATTTTTCTAAGTTCTTTTTTGTTTAAAATAACTTGAAAATTAATCCACGCTGTTAAATTTTTATTCCTCGCACTCAGTCCTTGTCCATAAATCAAATCTATATAACTTGAAATGATAGCTGAATTTGTAGGACTGCCATTAAAACGGTCAATTACGTATTGATAAAATGAATTATCTCTACCATTTAAAACCCAATTCTTAGATTTGTTTTCCTCTAATTTTGGTCTTACATAATTTGATAATTGCAGTAATCTTATATCGTTACTCATAATAGTATAAATCTTTTGATGCTTTGAATGTTTGTGGGTCTTGTGAGGTTGCTATTAATTTTCCTCTATAAATAACCACGTCATTATCTGTTATTTTTATTTGGAATTTTTGCCCCTCTATAAAATCATAATCAAATCCAATACTTAACAATCCGTTTACTGTCATAAACTCATTGTCAACTATCTCGTTTACTTGTGTTTCTTCGTTGTAAAGATTTAAAACCAAAGTAGTATAATTATAATCTCTGGGGATTATAACTATTAAATGTGATGTGTTGTTTGGATTTACAATCTTCATATTATTATAACAAAAAAAACCGCTTTTTGTTTTAAAAAGCGGTTTTAAAAATCAACTAATCCAATTAATCAACCAAAGCTAAGAATGCTGTTACTGTCGCACTATCTAATTTAGGAGATAAACTTCCAGTAGTAGAAACTCCTGTTAAAGTATAACCGTTCAAGTCTCCTTTCGCTCCTCCTGTAGTTGGTGCTATGGTAAAATCAATACCATCATCGATGCCTATTGCGTGGTAAATTCCGTTTCTGTCTTTTACAACTGCCATAGGAAACCCATAAGCAAGTAAATTTAATTGAGCGGAGGTTGTCGCATCTTGTTTTTTCAATACAATAGTAGTAGTTTGAGTGTTTAAAGATGTGCCAGCGTTTCTGTCAGGTACTAAACTTTCAGCTACATTATTACCGTCTCCCTCTATCTCATACTCGAAAACGGTTGTAAGCAAAGGATTGATAGCGGTTGCTACTCCTGCTGTTACCGTAAATGGATCTTCTACAAAGTTAAAAAGATATAATTTACCTAAACCACCTAAAGACTGTTTACAGGCTTTTAATCTACCTGCTGTAATATCACAAGCCATATATTTATATTTTGTTTAAAGGGGGTAACTAAACCCCCTTTGTTACTTGTTACGCTATTGGTCTTGCCCAAACAATTTCAGCCCCATTGTAATAACCTACCCCAGCGTTGTAAACCATTGACCCTCTTATTAATCCTGTTTGCAAACCAATAGAATCTTCGTCTGTCAAATTAAGTTCGTTGTGATCGGCTAAAAGTCCTGTTGCAAAAATTAAGTTTTTAGGCTCTGCGATTACGATTGTGTTATCAGGTAAACCGTTGATTTCTACTAAATCATATTTACCAAATTTAGGCGTAGAATTTGCATCGCCTCCTAGTCCGTTTGTAATTCCTTTTGAAATCAAGTAAAAAGAGTAATCTTGATATACGTCAGGCGATACACCAACTTTCAACGATTTACGTCTAATCGCTACAGGCACTGCGTTTAAGGCTAGTTTTAACATTGCTTCAACATTAGACTCAGTCACTGCGTCTAAATCAACGTCAATAACTTCTGCATCATCTAAAAACAATTTTAAGAAACCATCAAACTCATCATCGTTTGCGCTATCCCCACTCCAAATGTTACCGTCTGTTTCCTCCGCTTTTTGAGCCAATTTCTCAACTGTAACTGCATCCATAATGTCCTTAGGTGCGTTGTCATTGTGAGCGGATGCTCCCATAGTTTCTTCGCTCCATTGACCTCTGAAATCTTCTTTACATACCGAAAAATCATCTTTAAATTTTTTAGGTTCTAAAACTTTTTCGCTCAATGTAATTGCCCCTGTGGGAACGTGTCCGCAAGTGTAAGACCTTGCCCCACCTGTCAATTCAATTTTTCGTAAATTCAATTTGAAATTTACATTTTCAAAGGGTGTTATAAACCCTTTAGCAATAGTGTCCGCTTCTTTAAAAGCTTGTCCGATTATTGCTCCTGCTTCCTTACCTGCGTAGTTCGAGGTTACTGTTGTTACTGTTGCCATTTTATATTTTTGTTTTTAATTTGTTAAACTGCTGTAAATGTAATTCCCCCTGCGGCGGCGGCTATTCCGTAAGCATAAAAATTTGTTCCGTCAGAATGTATTTCTATAAAATCCCCGATTGTTTCTGCTGTTGCTACAAAGGAAATTGTATTTTCATTTGCTCCAGGTATTAAAGTACTGTTAACATCCGCACTACCTTGAATAACATTTGTTAAAGATTTAATTGTCCAGTTAGTAGTTGCAAACGCTGCTCCTACTGTGAATTTAGCCTTAAATCCTTTTTTTGCTACTGATGGCAAAGTGACTTGTGCCCCTGTTGTTGCTGATAAAGTAAATTCTTTTCCACTATCTGATTCTGTTAAAACTCTAGCTGCTACAATAGTATCTACTACCACTTCATTAGCGCCATAAACTGTTCCTGTTCTTGTTGTTGCCATTATTTGTTTTTGTTAATTGCGTTAAAAATTCTTTCTTTTTTTGTCATTTTTGAAAGGTCAACATTTACTGGAACAGTTGTGTTAACGATTTTCTTTTCGCTTGGTTGTTTACCAAATTCGATTAATTGTTTTTCAAGTTCAGCGATACGTTGTTCTTGTGCTGTGTATTTAATCAAAATGCTTTTAATAGCACTTTCAATTTCACTTGCAATCTTAGCATCGTTTGAAACTTTACCGTCTGCAGGTTCCGACATATCTTGCGATGGTGCTGGTGCTTCTTCCGCTGGTGCTTCCGCTTGTTTAATTTCTTTTGCGATACCTTCAACTTCTACAATTAAGATAGTACCGTCTTCTAAAGGATGTCCCCCAACTGGAACAGGTACTTTTGTACCATCGTCTGCTGTTACCCAAACGGATAACCCTTCACTTAATGTTTCGCCTTCCCATTCGATTTTTAGCGAACCATCGGCTAACATTGCAGACCCCATTTGTACTTCAACCTCCTTTTTAGGTGTCAAAGCAAATAGTATCTTTTCTAATAAACTGTTTGTGTTACTCATTTCTATATTTGATTTTAAATTTACTTCTTTCTGAACCTTACCAACAATGCCATCTTCTAATATAGTTAGTTTGGTTGTATAATATCCTTGGTTTAAGATATACTCACCCACGGGTATTTTTTCGTCATTTAACCAGCACTCTATACCTTCTTTCAATTCGTTTTCTTTGAAGAAAATAGCATCTTCGCTATCTAATAAATTAATCTTAGTTAAATTTACTTCTTCTAATGATAGCATCGCATCTATACTGAAACCTTGCACTTTCCCAGTCTTTACGTAATCATTCCAAATAGCATCATCATCAACTTTCATTACTGCAACCCAACTGCCTTTAGGATATTTAAAACCAAAGTTTGTTGATTTATCAATATCAGGATTTTCAACAATCCAACTTTCAGTAAACGTAACACCTTGAATATTTTGTTTCACATCGTGTTCGATTGTACTGTTTGCGTGGTTGTTGTTTTTAAAGAAACCATAAGATAAATCTTTGATAGTTTGCTCGTTAAAAACAATATTAAATTCCTCGCCATTTTGATTTCTATAAATAGGCTTGTTAGGCTCTAATACCAATCCCATCAAAATACGTTGCTCTTTGTCAACTTCTTTTAATTGCAAAGGCTCGTCTTTTGCTAAGGCAATAAACAACCCCTCCATTGCTGGATTCTCAACTAAAGAAATTCCATAAACTCCTTTGTTTTTTAACGGGTCATATTTCGCTTCGTATGTTTTCAAAATAATTATGTTTTATATAAGAATAAAATAAATTTGTTTTTGTTTTAAAATTGCACATTACAGCGAAGCACTCTTAACAATGTTTCTATCCATACTTTGCCCTGTTGTCATTTCGGTAGGGACAACATAAGCCTTAACAATAGGTTGGTTATTCAATCCCTCAGCTATTTGATTTCTTGAAGTTCCTTGCACTAAATTAAATGATGGTGCTACTGGTGCCGAACCTCCGCCACTTGAAGAACCTCCGCCACTTGCTTTGTCTCCTTTAGCAATTTTAGCAATTTGAACAGCACTAAATGCTCCTGCTAATCCAGCTTGTACAAATGGGTACGCTGGGAATACTGCTGTAACTGGCGATTTTTGAGCGGTTGTAAAAGCATTTTGGACTCCTTCAACTCCCGAAATAGTAGCTTGTGCTAATGCAATTGCTTTTCCAATCTTTGAACCTTTACCAGCTATTTCTGAAATAAGATTTAAAGTTTGATTTGCGATGTCTACTTTTGCATCTCTTACTTGACCGTCTAATATTATCTTGTCATCTGCTAATTTTTTTTCAGCTTCGTAGTCGGCTTGAATACGTGCCATTCTATTAGCACCCGCCACCTCGTCTTTTTCTGCTTGTGCCTCTACTGCATCATCAATCCTTTTTTGCTCATCAATATTAACTTGTTGCGCTTCTTGGTTAATATCATACGCTTTTTGAGCATCGTCTTTTATTTTTTGCAAACGAGCATCTTCTGCCTTTTTATCGTCATCTATTTTTTTCTGTTTTGCTTTTTCATTTTCAGCATCGATTTTGTCTTGTTTCTCTTTTCTAACTTTTGCTAAATCTTCATTGTGTTTTTGTTCAATAGCTAATAATTCACGATTTAATCTAGCAGCAAGTTTAGTTTGATCAGCACCATCTTTTACAACTTCATCATTATATCTTTTTTTCGCATCTATTTTTTTCTGTGTATATTCATTTATTCTATCGCCTTCCTCAGCTAAAAACTTTTCATTCATTTTGTTTGACTTCTCGGCTTGTTCAGTCAATGAAGCTAATGCTCTTTCAGCTTCCGAAGTAACACCTATAAAGTCAGTAATGCTTTCAACGATACCCATTACAAAATCTCCAACTAAAGCAAGTCCCGGCACAACATTCAAAACAGCTTTCTTAACCTTATCAAAGTTTGCTATTAAAGTTGCTACGCCAATAATTAACAACCCCACACCAGTAGATGCTAAAGCAATTCTAAACAATTTCATTGCTCCTGTAGATGTTCCTACGACAGTTGTATAGATTGCTTGACCTATCGTAGCGGCTTTCTGTGATTTGGTAAACAATACAGATGCTTCAACTGCATCTTTTACAGTCATAGCAAGTCCACCTGTAGCATCGTTTAATAATCCCATTGCACCGCCATTATCTAAAACCGATTGAGAGGAATCTCCCATTGATTTAGATAATGAGCGTTGTTGGTCTTCTAAACTTTCGACAGACGTTTCTAGCTTGTTAACTTTTTTGTTAACCTCGTCAAGACCATTTTCTTTTACAACTATATTTATTTCTTTCGTGATAGCCATCTTTTCATTTTTCTAAGATAATTGTCAATTTCGTTTTTGCCTTTTGCAATTTCCGTAAATTCTCCCGCCCCGTAAAAGGTATGCGATTGTAATAGTGTTATAATATCAGCTATCATACTACTGGATCTATTATTAATTTTACCCATCCTATATGAGACTTTTTATATAAATGTTTTGTGCCTGTTATATTTTCGCAAAAAACTTCAAAACCTACTCTTACATCTGGATATGTAGAATTTAAAGTTGAAAGACTTAAATCTGATGTAGTAGCATTATTTTCGTAAGCGTACAACTCGTCAAAGTTATCGTTAATCATTTCTCCACCTGTTTTTAAAGTAGTGCCTGTGCCGTCATTGGTAACTGTGCCTAGATTTATAGTTTGTTTAGCCATTATCAAAAGTTATTAAATTAGTGTCAAAAGTTATTTCTCCGTTGTCAAAAGTTACCGTTGTTCCATATTGAGTAATGAAAATTACAATCTCTTGTAACGTGTCCGTGTTGGTTATAGTAGCTGTGTTTGTTCGTTCTAATCCCGTATTGTTTTGCTCAAATTCAAAGTAAACATTTGTACCAAGTATCGCTGTGTTTATCCAAGTATCGTCATCAACAGATATTGTCGAGTTTCCAATATTCGGGATAGAAATTGATTGAGTTTGATTAGTATAATCTCCTATTAAAACAGTTACATCTGAATTGAATCCATCTATTACTAGATCGAAAGCATTAAATAAATTTAATGATACATTACGATTTAATAAGTTAAAATTAAAATTATCGATACGATAGTAATTGTTTTTAATTTCTAAAATATCATTCAATTTCAACTGCAACATTATTCTTAATGGTAAAATAGCGTTGTATTTAAAACCCCTTCTTTTAATATTAAAAATACTTTCTACATAGTTTTTATAATGATTGCTGTACAAAGTATTTTCGCTAGAGATATTTGTCTTGTTTCTCTTTTCTAACTTTTGCTAAATCTTCATTGTGTTTTTGTTCAATAGCTAATAATTCACGATTTAATCTAGCAGCAAGTTTAGTTTGA